TTCCGATCTGCATGATTTAGTGAAGTTAGTTTGAGCACCGTAGTCGTTGTTTATACCTGTGTCTGAATCTTCAGCATCTTCCATTGTTGGTCCAACAAATGAACCTACGTTAGAAGGTGATGTTTCACCAGTTGTTCCACCGTAAGCAACACCATACTTTCCTAAGAAAGGAATATTCATAGACTTATAGATCTTGATTCCAGCAATCTCGATGATGCCGTTACCAGTCTGCAATGCAGAACCTTGAGCATCACGGTTTACTAGACCGTTAGAACCTACGTTTTGAATAAGTGAATAGTATTGTCTTGGGTTAAGAACACCAACTCTACCTTCAGAGCTAACACCTTTCTCGTCTAATGCAGCTGCTGCATCGTAGAAAGCGTTGACTAGGTTGGTTGCGCTATAAGCGTCAGAATCGTTTGTAGTAGAACCTACACGAACCTGAGTACCACCGGGTTCAACAAAGCTAGACTTTGTGATAGGACTTGCAACACGAGCACCGCGAGTTACGGCACGGAATGCAAGACGGTCATATTTCTCAGCAAGAGCGAAACCAATCTTTCTTGAAATCTCTGATCTTAAATCGTAGTGAGCAAGTGTCTCATCTAATTCATAAACGAATGCACTTGAGATTAAGAGATCATCAACTGTGATTGTTTTCTCTGCTACTGGAGGTGTACCATCGGTGTTACCGAGGATACTATTTCCGGGAGTATGATATTCAGCAGATGTACGACCTGTATATATGAACTGCAAACTCTTACCGTTTGAAAGAGTTCTCTTCATGATTAGATCCCTAGCTATTGTTTGATGCTGGAATCCTTTAAACATCTCTCCGGAAAATAATTTAAGATACAAGGCACGTCTATCACCAGCACTGTTGGCAGCACCGGGCATAGTAACGCTGGCTTGCATCCCTGTGGACTGTTGAGCCATTTTCCGTTAAAAATTGAGGGTATATTACTTCGTCTTCTTGCGCAAAAAGTGGTGAGTCTTAATTGGACTCATAGGTTTTTGTGGTCTATCCCACCGTCATGACGGCTAATTGGTATCCGCGTACGGGCAAAAAGCCAAATTGAGTAGGGAGGATTCGCACCTCCCCAAAGATCTACTTGATTACTCTTTTGTAAGCAACGCCACGATATACGAAAGTAACTTCTTTCATGGTTATCTCCATATACCACAACCCCGTTCCATGCTGTGGTGTCATGCGTCCCGTAAAGGATGAACGGACGTAGCGTTATTTTTTAGTTGTTTTCTTTGCTGGTTTCTCTACAACAATAGGTGTTTCTTTTCTACCTGTTGTTTCTTCTTTCCAGCGTCTTACGTTTTCAGCCATATTAATATGAAGGTTCTCCTTCGGGTTCTTTGTAAGTAGCTTCTAGCTTTTCTTTAGTTTCTTTTTCAGATTTTGTTTCTGGTTCCATGGCGTAAGGGCAAGCCCCTGCTCTCATGGTTGAATTTTGGTGTGGCATATTATTCCAGTGGCGTATAACGCCTGAGCAAATAAATAAATTAGTTATAAATGTTAAATAAATAAAAATTTTTTCAAGCAATTTCTGGTGCTGTTAGTGCAATTTGTGTTGACTCAGCAGAAGCTAGGTCGAGTGGGAAGTTGTGAGCATTACGCTCGTGCATTACTTCAAAACCGAGGTTAGCTCTATTTAAAACATCAGCCCATGTTGGGATTATCTTTCCGTTGACATCAACTACTGACTGGTTAAAGTTAAAACCATTAAGGTTGAAAGCCATAGTGCAGATTCCCATGGAGGTAAGCCATATGCCAACCACGGGGAAAGTACCAAGAAAGAAATGTAAAGAACGAGAATTATTGAAAGAAGCATATTGAAATATAAGTCTGCCAAAGTATCCGTGTGCAGCAACTATGTTATAAGTCTCGCCTTCCTGACCAAACTTATATCCATAATTCTGTGACTCAGTTTCCGTGGTCTCCCGAATGATTGAGGAAGTAACAAGGCTTCCGTGCATAGCAGCAAACAAAGCACC